TGAAAAAGGGTACGTTTCAAACACCATCTTCTCTGCAAGTTATCAAGTTTATTTTCATTTTCTTTACTTAAATTGATTGAAAGAATCTCAAAACTTACTTTATACTGAGCAAACATGGGGTGGAATTGCCCTAACGGGCTTTGTATGTATTTTGGTGTTAAATACACCAATACTCAAGCCAAAGAAGAGAAATACAYATGTCCTTCTGCTATGTGTAATTCTCTTCTTCAAAAACAAAAGGAGCCAGTGGCGGTACCTATCACCAAGGTACCATCAAAGGCACCAAAAGTCGCTGTAAATAATGGGCCTTCAGCAAGCCCAAAGCCAAAAAAGGTAGTTCGTCCGCCAGCGAACTACCAAATGGATGTAGTTGTTGAGGTTGGTCCACCTGCCAACCTCCAACTCATCTACCCTTCCCGTGCCATCGGGAAGGAAGAAAGAAAAAGGGGTTCTAAGAGCCCCAGAAGTGATATTGGTACTGCTGTACCAATTCCGGCGCATCTTGCGCCAGATTGGCTCAAGCATGAGCCAAAAAATAAAAAGAAGGTGTCTGAGACCTTCACCCCTTTGGCATTCCCAAAGGGTGCCCATTACTATGATGGGCGCAATTACCGGACAAAATCCGGTAAAGTTATTCTATCTGCCGCAGCACGGCAGATTAAAGAAGGAGCACGGAAGCTCCAGGCCCAGAAATTAAGGGCCATTCGCAGGCAAGTTGCCTGCAAGAAGGTGCGCATTGCGCGCCTTAAAGAGCTTGGGAAACTTCTTTCCCAACAATGTACTTATCCTCTTCCAGGAGGATTTGCTATTCCCTTGCCACCGGCGCAAGGATGCATGGCCAAGACTTCTCTTGGTCATAAGGTTGTCTGCCCCACCAAGAGGCAGAAGAAGAAGAAGCAGCCACTGAAGGCTGTTCCAGTCCAAAAATGGACTGAAGAGATTGAGCAACTTCTTGCTCAATATGCTGAGGAGAGAAGAACCTCTCCAATAGTAGAGCAGCCCACATCAATGGCCGCTCCAAAGATCGCGCTGCGACCCTGCGTTAAGGTCGGTAAAGTACCTTCTGTTGGTACTCTTTCTGAGGCAGAGTTTGCCTTGGAAAGTTTTGAAAAGGAGTCACCATTTACCGTGGCTCTTAAATCCAGACTTAGGGAGATCTGGGACACCAGATCCTCTTTAAGATTGGAAGTTGGGAATTTCTGTGCTTACATGCAGGAACTTGCAGATCCAGAAATTTTCATGGACCTTGAGGCAAACTTTTTTGCCTTGAGTAGATCTGAGCAAGAAGAATTAGCTCAGATAAATGGAGTTTTAAAAGAGGAATGCCAACATTTGGAAGGTGTTTCTGTTGAGGCGCGAGGTGGACTTTTCCAGTTTGCCAAGCAAAGCGCAATAACAGTGGCATCCAAGATTAGAAATGGCATTTCTTGGACTGCCGACACACTTGTTGAAATGGTTATGAAGCAACTGCGGAAGATTTTCGACAATGTGTTGGGCCATTGGTTATCCCCCTTTAAGCATCTTACTGAACAAATTGATGCTATGTGGAATAAGATTAAGGGGTGGATTGTGAAAGTCAAGGATGCAATGTGCATAGGAATTAAAGTTTTACAAGAATTCGCATTGTATGCTTTGGCTGGTTTATTCGTAGGAGCAGTCATTACCATGGCTGAATCTGCATTGTTCCAATTGGGGGTTCTAGCTAAGGTAGGTACCACTTTAGGAATCTTCTTAACTCTCTTCCTGACTAGTCTCAATCTGAACGCACTTTCAATGTGTACTGAGCAGATAGCTCAATTAAATGAGGCTTTTAAGGTAGGGATTAGGATTTTCTTGAATGTGCCTGCTGACGTCTTAGGAACTTCCAGTAGGAATGTTGTAGAAGCTAGGTCCTTGATAGGACTTGATACTGCAATTTCTGCTCTTACTGGTTTTGGTAGGTCATTGGTTTCGTTTAAGCTTGGAACTTTGCAATATTATGCCAAGCTAGGACAGGCCTTTGATCAATTGGCAAGAGGAAAGAAGGCAATAGCCGAGCTTGCTGCTTGGACTATCGATATCATAGGCAATATCTACAATAAATTAACTGGCAGATGTTCACAATTTTTTGATGAGCTTTCTGCGCTAGTTTGTTGTGATGTCCGCATGTGGTTGAGGAGTTCTCAGCGGGTTAGACTAGATGCCCTTGTCACCCCTGGTTCCAGGAATGTTCTGGAAATCGTTGAAAAGTTATTGGAACAGGGTAACAAGTTAAAGATAGGAGCTGCTGGTGTTCCTAGAAAGTTCTCTCTAGACTTCACAAATGTACTATGCAAAGAAGTAGAGAAACTTGAAGAAGTTAGAAACCAGCTTGCTAACGCAGGAGCTTATAAGGGCACACGATTTTATCCCTTTTGGGTTTATGTTGTGGGACCTTCCCAATGTGGAAAGACAAATATTGTGAGTCAATATTTGGCGCCTGGTTTATTAGATAAAATGGACTGCGCCTTGGATTCACAGTATTCGAAAGGTAAGCAGGATGCCTACTGGTCTGACTACAAAAGGCAAGCTCTTGTGAAGGTAGATGATATGTTCGCCATCAAGGATGCTGATATAGAGCCTATGATGATAGACATGGTGAACTCTGAGCCCTATCCTTTAAATATGGCCGCATTGGCCGATAAAGGTAGGTTGTTTGATTCCCCTCTAGTGGTTACAACATGTAATGATTTACATCCACCTTCAGATTGTAACCTTAGAGATGCTCCTTCCTTCTACAATAGAAGAGCTGTGGTGCTCCAAATGAGAAGGAAGGAAGGCACAGAATATGATCCTGCAGATACCAATAACTGCTCAGAATGCAGGATGTTGCAGCCCAAGGTGACATGGGTTAATGGAAAAGAAGAGGCGCTGCATGAGCCCCTGACTGATTGGATTTCAGTCAAAGAAGCTACAGCTTTTATTGAAACAGCATTGCTAGAGCATAAAGCCAAAGAAGAAAGAAGAATGGCAGCTGTCAATGAAGCTCAGAGAGGGGCCACAGGCATCATGTGTTTCTCCCGCAACTATATATTGGAACAAAGACTGACTGGGGTATTTATTGATGAACCAGATAAAGAAAGGTTCAAGATAAAGTCCTCTTGTTTCATGTTTGTTGTGGTAGATCACAAGATGTATCAACAAGATGCTTCTGGGATGATATTCAATCTTGAGAACCAACCAGATATGCCTGAGAAGGAATGGGAACGTATGGAAAGTAGATGCATACAAAATGTTGTCTACAACATCCAGGCGTATCTGGCTGATAGCCCTCCCAATGGATTGGTGGGAACTTTCTTGGCGCACATTATAGATGAGACTTGTAATGTCAAATCTGTTGATGCGTTATCAAGTGCTGCCACCGCTGGTGAGAAGGAATTCTGGGACTCAATGAGTGAAGATCTTCGTGGTCGCGTCTATCTCCGGCTGTGTCAGAAGAGAAAAGATAGTATTGCCGGGGAGACAAGGGACTCAGTCATTGATAAGACAATGGAAAGATTGAGTCGCTTTACCATGAGCTCCTACCAGTATGTTAAAGATAATGGTGGGGCTCTTTGTTTGTTATTAGCAGGATTCGTCACTGTCTCCGTTTCCTGCTATGGTTTGTTTGCCTTCATGTCTTCTTTCTTCAATGCACCAAGTTTGACTGGGGGGATTGCAGCATTGGAGGCCATAGATGCTAAGGCTGTAATGAGTTCTTCCTCTTATGGAGATGCTTATGCTAAGAGAAACATGCGCCCACTACACCACTACATTGCTAGGGGACCTTGTGAAACCAATTACAAGGAACTCTGGCAAAGGTTAGTGGTTAAGATATTCCCTGAAGCGGGAGTGGCGCGTGGCTTTTTAATACAAGCAGCTCAATTTGAAGGCAGGAGCTTATTGCTCACACGGCATCAAGCGCAATCCATACCACATGGATCACAGGTTTTCATAGAGTATTGTGATCTCCCTGGTATTTATATCTTTTGGAATCATCAGAATATAATGATGCAGGATGACCGTGAAGTGGTGTTATATCGAGATCCAGCATTACATTCCTTATCTGCTAAATCTTATAAATTTTTCTTGCATGATGATGAATCGCAATTAGCTCCTAGTCTCTTGGTGTCTAGATTTGGTTATAGACTGAATCCTGATAACAATGAGATTTTGGAAGTTAATCAAAGTAATTTGGTGGCTGAGACTGTCCGTGAGACTTTATCAGTTGCCAAATCTTCTGGCGGTTTTCATTATAAGAGAATTATTAATAAGTTTATTAGAGTGGAAGGTATCGCTAAGGATTGGGATTGTGGGACACTGATCGCTTCCATGATTAACGGGCAAATGCGCGTTGTCGGAATGTTAGTTGGTGGAACCAATACCAATTTTGTGGCTGATATAATACCTAAATTTATACAGGTGGCTGCAAAAGGCTTGGCTCGTATCCAGGAAGAGTTTGGAGTGCAAGAAAATGGATATGCCAAAATTGGCTATCTAGAAGCACAGGATCGGCCTACAATGCCTACCAAAAGTCAGTATGTGAAGGTTCCTGAAGAAGTCAGGATTAATGTTGCAGAATGTAAAGAACCTTCTATACTGCATAAAGATGATCCAAGATTGAAGGAGATGGGCAAAGTATATGATCCTTTAAAGGATGGTCTCAAAAAGTATAAAGAGCCCATGAAGACATTGGAGCAAAATGTGCTCAAAGAAGTTGCTGGAGACATAGTCACTACCTGGTATGATTGCCAAGAGGGTGACCTAGAGGATGTTGATATTGACATTGCCATAAATGGAGATGAATTTGAAGATTTCTTTGATCCTATGGTGATGTCCACATCCGAAGGTTATCCTTTTGTCTTGGAAAGAAAAGGTGGTGAAGGAGGAAAGGAAAGATATTTTGAGGGACTCCCAAGAGAGAGAAGTTTAAAACCTGGTACAAGTGTTGCGAGGGCTTATGAAGAATTAAAGCTTGAAGCCCCACACACTGTTCCAGAGTTAGTTTGTATGGAGTGCCCAAAAGATGAGCGCTTGCCAAAGAGGAAAATTGAGAATCCTAAGACAAGGTTATTCGCCATACTTCCTTTGCATTTTAACTTGAGGTTGAGGGAAAAATATCTAGCCTTTGGACAGTTTATTATGAAAAATCGTAATAGACTGTCTTGCCAGGTTGGGATTAATCCCTACTCTCGTGAATGGAAAGAGCTTTACTACCGTTTGGCTCAATATTCCGATACTGCATATAATTGCGATTATAGTAGTTTTGATGGACTTATGACTCATCAAGTCTTGGACGTCATTGCTGATATGATCAATGCTATGTACAGCAAGGAAGAAACCCCATACAGCAAAGCTGAAAGGAAAAATCTTTTGCTAGCAATTTGGGGGAGGAAGTGTGTAGCTGGAAACCAAGTCTATCAGGTCAATGCTGGAATCCCTTCTGGTTGTGCCTTGACTGTTCTACTAAACTCAATTTTCAATGAAATACTTGTTCGGTATGCTTTTAAAATTTTCGTTCCCAAAGTACATAAAAACGAGTTTACCTCATTGGTTTGCTTGTTGGTATATGGGGATGATAATCTTATTGCCGTCAAGGATGTGATTTCAGATATTGAAGTTTGTAGAATAGAGTCTGGCGTTACCATTAAGGAGAGAGTAGGATTTGGTAAGCTGCTCAAAGAGACATTGGCAGAAGTTGGGGTCACTATAACAGATGGAACCGACAAGCTTTCTGCCACTCTAGAGGCAAAACCCCTTGGAAGTTTGGATTTCTTGAAGCGGGGTTTTAAGAAAGTTGATGGGTATATATTGGCACCACTTGATAAAAATGCCATATATTCCTCACTTGTTTGGGTTGCTGCACGCGATCAAGATGTTCTTGAAAAATTGCGTCTAAATGTCAGTGTAGCACTCCAAGAGCTCTGGTTACATCAAGACAAGCAGGAATTCAATGCGGTTCGAGACTTCTTTGTTAGAGGCATCCCTGCTTGGAAAGACGTACCAGACTGGAAAAGAATAGAGGGTTTTCACATGGAACAGCTCTCACATGTGAAACCATGGTCTCCTGCCAAAAATGTAGATATAGTTGTGAGACCTGAAATGAGGGCTTTCATGGATTGCCATGGTTATGCTGATGAGAAGTTTGTCGTCTGCCCTAAAATTTTCGTAGCTGGGCCAAAATACAGATTCTCTTCAGATGAGTTTGGCATTTCATTTACTCAGTTATTAGTAGGGGAAAGTTCCCTCAATTGTGTATATGATAGGGCTGATTTTGAGGTACCGACACAACTATGGGTAGATCGTTGGGGTACTCCCAAAAATATCCATGTTGCTAGGGCCCGTGCCGCTTATGATAGCGGGAAAAGCCTTGTCTTTAGAGGGCACGCCCCATATATTATATGTTGGGTGGCCATGATGCGTTTTTGCATCTCGGCCAATGTGTGTGATAAGGACACTCTTCAAGCCATGTTTTATAATATAGGTGGTAAGAAGAGTGTTGATATAGCTCCGTACTTTTCAAAGTTTGATATGAGTAAGCGCATGGGATTTAAGAAAATGCCAACTGATATTAAATGTGTTTCTTTACCCCACCACATGCTTATGGTTTCGAATTACTTCAGAACAGCAGAATTGTTACCTGGAGTGATAAGATATCCTAAAGAATTTTGTGGGGTGAAGGAGTGGACCCTTAAGGTTTCGAAAGAGATCCGAAAGGAGGTTTGGCAATTTCCGTTGCTCATACTTTGTGAGGGTTTATCCTTGCAGAAAGAGGGCAACGCGCCTGGAGCATCATACCATGGTAAAACATTTGCATGGGAAGAACATTGCGGAGAATCCGCAATTCTGACCACGTGTGGGATGTTCTATTGTGATAAGATATGTCTAGGCCATGCATGGGGCAAGTCTGTTGGGTGCAGGATTATTGAAGATCCAACTCAAAAAAGGGGTGAAGAATTTTTCCATTTCAATGGAATGTGGAGAGATGATTCGTCTCTTAAGTGTATCAAGGCTTGGCCCGAATGTGCTATTCTAGAAAACTTTAAAAAGTATAATTGCTATTTATAGATAGTTATTTAATTATTAATGTTTTAGATTAATTTGTGTGTTTAAATTGTAGAGCTATAGGTGGTTCCATGAAATTGGTATGTCCAAACTGGTGATACCTCCTTTATCTTTCTTGTAACTAATAGTTCTAAACTGGCTACGGGTGGCTCCCGCAGTGATCAGGAAGTGATTCCCTGATTCCGTTAAGGTAAATAACAAGTGCAAGAGACGTAGAGCAAGGTTCCATGAAATTGGTATTGTAAACTCACCATACCACTTGGCGCGTCTGTAATATTGAATATATAAATAAAGTGGACTATCCCTTCCCCACTAAAACGAAGGGTAAAGCTGTAATTATCTTCCAATGGGAGTGGTGTCCCGGAGGCAGCTGCTAGCGACCATGACTTCATGGCATAGTGAAAGCGTGTCCATCCCCTAACAGATGGAACAAGTTGTGAACAACATGCGCCAGATGCGGTAGACGCTTGGTGTGATTATTTATCTACCACAAAAAGAGAGTGATTCCATTTTATGTCTTTTATTATTATGTTGTCTGCTCGAGGAACTGTTT